CACCATAAGCACTATTAAGAGCAATTTTTCTTGCCCATTGAATATTATGACAACGAGATATTTCTCTTACAAGATCAGGATTTTTAGTTTTCTCATATTCTTTTTTTGCTTTCAACATTCGTTTCTTGTATATAACTCGTTCATTGTACATTGTTTCCATCATTTCAGGTAAAAAACCTTGACCATCTGTTTTAAACAAAGCACCATTAGGAGTAATACAAGCGCCTTCGGTTTTTAAATGGGCGAGTGGTGTAGATTGAGTTAACATTTTGTTGACCGAAACACCAGATGATTTCACACCAATAATTTTTTCTGGAGAAATATTATATTGAATTATGATGTGAGGATATAGTGAGTTAATATCAAACGACACCACCCATTTGTGTTGACCAAGTTGAGGCTCTTTTACATAAGCGCCTTCGTATTTTGTTTCTTTTAAATGTTCTTCTCTTGGAGGTACACAAATATTTCTTTTCATTAAATGATTTGCTATTAAAGTATCCCATACTCTAACTTGTGAAAATATATCACCATAGTTTACTTTACTTTCATAAGCAACAGTTAATGATAAATCAATTAGACCTAGTTTATCTTCTAGGCCATCAACAATTTCTACGTCTTGTATATTGTAATCTACAAATGATTGAAAGTCTTTAGTATACCAATCTTTAAATGTATCATAAGGCATTTCATCTTTACCACGACCAAGTTCTAATTCACCAATAAAATCTAGTTTATAACTCTCTTGTCTTTGTGGTATAAACCATTTGTATAAATCTAAGTAATCTAAATTTGTAATACCATATATTGTATATACTGTTTGAGGTCTGCCTCTTACAACAATTTCTTCACTTTTAATTAAACCCCAAGGAGAAAACTTATTGGCTACTTTATCGCCAGCCACCATTTTAAGTCTATTCATTAAGTATGGTAAATCAAAGAATTTTGTATTCCAACCAGTAATTACATCTGGATAGTTCTTAATCCAAAACTTCATAAACTCAAACAACAATTGATTTTCGTTTTTACATTTGATATAAGTTACATCTGATCTATCTGTTTTATATTCACCTGTACCCCAAGTAATGATTTGTTTGTTAGATTGATTTTTTACAGTAATACAAAGTAGTTCTTCAATAGGATTTTCTACATCTGGAAAACCAGATTCACAGGCAGTTTCAATATCAAGTGTAAATATTTTAATTAAATCTTTATCCCATTTAATATCTTCAGGATATTCTTTACCGATATATTGATAATGGTATCTTTCTAAACCGTAAATAGGAGAATTTTGAGTTACAACTTCTCGTCTAAACTTACGAGCAGAGTCTATGTCTTTAAATGTGATTGGTTTTAAATACTGGCCTTGTAAATTTTTATATTCAGTTTCTTGTTGTGTTAAGGCGTATAGAGTAGGACCAAAGTCTATCTTTTCTTTATAGTCTTTGCCTTCGTGTATACCACGAATTAATAATTTACCTCTATGTTCAATAACTGACTTATAAAATTTCATAATTTAATTTGGTGGAGGATAGCGGGATCGAACCGCTGACCTCCTGAATGCAAATCAGGCGCTCTCCCAGCTGAGCTAATCCCCCAATGTATTTATTAAGGAACACTTACAATCAAACCGTCTAACTTTTCGTTTAAATCAATTTGACAAGCTAATCTACTATTGTCTGTTGCCTTATGTTCGTAATCTAAAAGTTCTTGTTCAGCACTTGTGCCTTTTGGTTTACCAACTTTTTTAATCCAAGCTTCATCAACAATAACGTGACAAGTACAACAAGCACAACTACCACCACAATCGGCGTCAATGCCTGGTATGTAATTGTTTTCAGAATAGTATTTTGAAGCTTCCATTAAAGTGTGGTGTATAGGCACCTCAATAGTTTCAGACTTCTTATTATTGTCGTAATAAAAAGTAACACTAATCTTTTTCATTATAATGTCGGTATTTTAGATTCTGTTATTAATCCAGGTGATGTTAAAATAGCACTTGTATTTTTTTGATAAGATTTTAATATCTCATCTTTAGGATCTGTTATAAAAACAATCTTGTCTTTTGAAAGTGTAACTGTATCACTTTTACCAAAAGCATTGTATAGTGACATCACTAATTGTATTGGTTGTCCTGGCGCTGATTGTTGAGGTATAATTACAAAAGGTTTATTTAAACTGACATCTTGGTCGTTTTCAGTTACCTTGGCAATTACATCTTCGCCTGTAGATATTCTTAATATTTTCACGTCTGACATAATATTTCTCCTTTATTATTTAATATAACACAAACTGTGTTATTTGTCAATGTTATTACTTCTCAAAGCCAACTTTATCTTCTTTGCCTTGTTTTTCTACTGGTCTTAGTCGTTTACTTAATACAAAAGTTCTATTAGGATTAACACTAACATTCATTTGTCGCATTAAATCCCTATTAATAAGTAAATCTGAACCTGACCTTGGTCTTGCATCCAAACCACATTCAATATCTTTATAGGTAAAACCATTAAAGGTAACATCTATTAGTATTGTTGGTCTTGTTTCAGATGGCTCTTCACCATCAGCATTTGCTCTATATACTTTACTTATACCGTGTCGAGGTTTAGAAAAAGTTTTACCGTCATATTTCCATTTAACTGTTTTACCCTCATCTAAAATTTCATCAGCGTGTAAAGCACAAGCTTTTGATCCGTTACCTGTATCAAATTTTGCTCTTACTTTTCCAACTTCATCTAAGTCCACAGTTTCTAACCAACCACATTCTGAAGCTGCCTGTCTATCCCAATGAGCTCTTTTAGATACCCAATCTATGATATTATACATTAGTTCTTCACCACCAATCGCTCCAGATGGTTCTGGTTCAGAATAATAATCTTTATATTGATAGCCCTCATATTCAGCGCCTGAACCTGGACTACCATTAATTTCTAATATGTATGGTTTACCTTTATAAACAATATGGTCAACTCCTACAAGATATGCCTTTGAAGCTCTACTTGCTTTTAAAATAATTTCTTGTTCTTCTTTACTTAATTTGTAAGGTTTTGGTATAGCACCTCTATGTGTATTTGACCTAAATTCGTTTTTAGCGTGTATTCTATTTGTAGAAGCAAATATTTTATTATCAACTACAAGTGTTCTTACATCACCATCTGTTGGCATATATTCCTGTACCAATAATTCTGCATCGTGTTTCCACAATGCTTGAATAGTAGATACTAAAGAATCCATACTTTCAACTTTAATTACACCAATACCTTGTGTACCTGTAAGTGTTTTAAGTATAACTGGAAATTTACCACCAATTAATTTAACAGCGTCTTCAATGTTTTTTTCATTAGATATAAAAGCAGTCCTTGGTGTTGGAATTCCATACTTTTCAAATAATAATGCTGATGTTAATTTATTATCACAAGTCAGCATAGCTGATCGTGTGTTTAACATAAATGCTGATGAGTTTTGAAAGGCAGATATTAAAGATAGTCCAGCTTCGTCTTCTACTGAACCAGCTCTTGTAATACAAACGGTATCTTTACCTATAAAAGTGTGTTCACTATCTCTACCGTCATAATTGTAAACTGTTAGGGTATTTTTTTCTTCGTCTTTACCTGTGATGATAGCGTGTTTTGTATTAATGATAATACATTTAAAACCTTTTTTCTTACAGGCCTTTTCGACTAAACCTACTGTTAGTTCTTTTTTAGCAGGTTCACCAGGTTTTTGTTGTTTAACTTTTGGATTTGATTTAGTTATAATAGCAACCGTAATCGGATTGTCTTTACGACTTAAATCTTGTTCAGATATAAACTCTTTAAATTTTGATACTTCCATCTTCGCTATCTTTCACTTCTTCTTTATTTTCAATTTTCTTACCAATATTATATTTAGCTGATAGCGTCCATTCTTTTTTTTCTTTAAATGGTAATACTTTGATTTGACTTAATGGAGCTTTATTTTCAGCTTCTTCAGGTTTTACTATATCAATCAAATTCCAATCTTGTAAAAGAATAGCAATCGTATTTCTTCTTTGTATATCGTTTTCTACCAATGTAGCTTTTTTACCATCTAAAGCAAATAGTTCTTTAAAATGTGTAATAAAATATCTGCCTTGTTTGTGTAAAATATGGCACGATTGGTAAAGTGTTTTATCTTTTCTGGAAGCTACACCAATTCTAGTTAGTGTTTCTCTCACCTTTAGGAAATCGTCTGGTTGTTTGATTGTTACCTCAAGCATATTTTCAGCCGACCATTGTATTTCTTTGTCACTCATTTTTTTCTCCCACCTTTATTCAAGGCCTCTCTTATAAATTCAATTTGTGTTTCTGTTAATATGCTAAGAGCCTGTTTTGCTTTCTCATTACTATATCCATAATACTCTTTTACATACTCTAAATCTTTCAATTTGGTCTGTGATAACCATTTACCACCAAATCGCTTCTTTTTTCTTATACTATTTATCAAAAAATGAAACTGGACTTTCTTTTCTAAAAAATAATAGCCGTTCATCTCATTGGCAGCTGCTATAGTGTCATAATGCATTGATAAACATTTGTTAATGATGAATTGTGGATATTTCTTCTCCCAAGTCAAATCATCTGTATCTAATAGATTTTCTTTGGTAAAGTTGATTGCGTTTAGGTAATCTTTTAATTCGTAGCTCATAATATAATTCTGGAGCGGATAGGCGGTAACGCTCCGCCATCTCCACGTTGGCAACGTGGCGTAATACTTCTATACCATATCCGCTTATGGTTTTACTTTCTTTTGCTGTGTCTACCCATATACCACTCACCAGGTTCGTAATCCCAACGTTTACCGTGATGGCCTCGTATATCAGCATACCACATTCTTAATTTTACTATTAATTTTCTAAATAAGGTTCTTCTAGCCATTATATTTCTCTACTTAAATTTACAACTCGCCATAATTTCTGTTAGGCAGGCGACCATATTTATCTCCTGGTCAGCTACAAAAGCTGATTTATATTGATAACCAGCTAAAATTAATATTGATTGAGGTATAGATTTAGAATCTAATGTCGTATAAAGAACATCATAGATAGTTCTAAAAAGAAAAGAGGCCTCTTTGTCCAAGTTTTGAACAACCCATTTTCTCATATCATTAAATCTTTTATCTTTTAAA